GTCGAGGCACTCGATCAACACGTCCTCGAGCCGCTCGTGCACCGCCTCCAGCATCGGCTCCAGCTTGCTCAGGCTCCAGCGCGGCCGCGCGAAGTCGATGCCGAACGTGCGCCCCATCCCGCCGAAGCCAGTCTTCTGAAGGTAGAGGAACCGGGCCGCGCGCTCGAGGTCGGTCAGCTGGTCGGCTGCTGTGGCGCTCAGCCGCTGGAAATCGGCGCGGCTGTAGAGCTGGAACTTCAACACATCGAGCAGCTGCTGATAGTGCCGCTGCAGGATGCGGAACAGGGTGACGACATCACGATTCACGTCGTTGATCACTTCCAGCTTCGGCTTTGCCGATCGGCGGAAGAACACCCCGCCCATCCCGACGAACGGTTCAACGTAGCGGGTGTGCGGGGTGGCGGCGATGCGCTCTCCGATCCGCTTGGCGAGGATGCGCTTGCCACCCAACCAAGGGGCAACAGGCTGGACCGGACGAACTGCGGTCAATTCTTCTTTCATAAGTAGCACCTAACGAATGCTCCGCCGCTTGCGGCCGGGGGAGCCAGAAGGCCGGTCATGACGGCCCAAGGTGCGAGACGACCCTCTCGCGGTTCGGGCTGCTCTAACAGCCCTGCCACCCCCGTTTCAGGGGCAGGAATTCGTCAGCTCAACGGAACTGCAGACTGGTGTTGCCGATCGCCGGATCGGCCACCGCGTCGCCGCCGATCTGGGCGATGCGCCAGATCACGTCGGCGCGCGCGGCCTCAGGCAGTGCGATCCAGTTGGTGCGCTTGGCGGCGGCCGAGCCGAGCGAGATCACGTCCCCGCCGCTGTCGCTGCCCACAATCACCCAAGCCGATCCGTTGAAGTATTCGATCCGCAGGCGCGGGCTCGCCGTGCTGGCGCTGGCGGTGACCACGCGCGCGGCAAGCCGCACCTGAGTAAATCCGGTCGCATCGAAATAGCTCTCATTGCGGTTGCTGTTGCCGAGGCTCTGAAGGGTCGCCGCCTGATTGGTGAGTGTCAGATTGACACTCGCGTCCGAATGGAAGTTCAGGATCGAGATCCCGCTACCTCCGCCCAGCAGCGCCTTGATGCGCTGTCCGATGGCCGTGGCGATCGCGTCGATCTGCGCCTTGGTGTAGAACTCCGCCATCAGGCCAGTGCCGCATCCAGCGCAGCGGTGAAATCGGTGATCCCTGCCGCTTCCACCAGCCCTGCCAGTTTGGCCTTCTCGACATCGGTGAAGGCGTTGGTGTCAGGGTTGGCTTCGTATTTCGTCTTGATCGAGGCGGCGGTCTCCGCGCCCAGGGCCGAGCCTTGCGCCACCCACTTGGCATCGCCCAGGTCCCAGATGAACCGCGCCACATCGTTGCCGTTGCCGGTATCGACATCGGCGTAGGAACCAGCGGCGTTGCCAACCAGCGGCAGCGCGCCCTGGCTGGCAAAGAGGCCGCGATACTTCGAGCTTTCCAGCCCGGCCAGCTTGCTTTTCTCGGCATCGGTGAAGGTGTTGGTGTCGGGCTGGGCTTCGTAGGCGGCTCTGATCGCCGTGCCGGTGGTACGCGCCTTGATCCGCGCGCCGATGACCGCCGCTTGCGCGTCGATCTGCGCCTTGGTGTAAAATTCGCTCATTCGAGTGCTCCGTCGAGGCTGGAGATGAAGGACAGGATGTCTGGCGGCGTGGGCGTGGCGGCGGATGGCACCACGAAGGCCGCCAGCGGGGTTTCGGGCGGGCGCTGGGCGATGGCTTCCAGCACCTCGGCCGGGCCGCGCCAGCGCAGCGTGACCGGCGGGTCCGGCATGCGCCAGCGCAGCAACAGTGGGGCGCTCATGGCGTGGGAACCGCTGCGGCGGTCAGCTCGATCAGTGCGGTGCGCGGCGTGATGGCGGTCGATCCACCCGGCCCAGTGACCATCGCATCGATGCCATAAAGCCCCGGTCGCAGCACTGCCGACTGGGCTGCGGGCAGCGTCACGTTCCACCCTGCCGGGATGTTGCCCGCCGCCGCGCGCGGGGCCACCACCAGCGGGATCGCGGCGAACCCGATCTCGGGCCGAAACCGGGTGGCGTGATTGCTACGCACCATGAATGCGGTGATCACTACCGAGGCCGGATCGCCGCTCAGCGCATCAAGCGCGACGGTGATGTCAGCGCCGATCCGGCCTTGATAGGGTGTCACTGCGCCAGCTCCTTCTTCAGCGCGTCCTCGTCGAGGCCGGTGTCGATGAAGAACTCATCAACCTGCTCGACAGTGAGGTGCGATTCAAAGCGCGCGGCGATCTTCGGGTCGGCCATCGCCGCCTTGATCACCGCCTGCTTGTCGAGCTCGACCTTCGGCCGCAGGAACTCCTTCTTGCGTGCCCAGCGCAGGCCCTGCAGCCATGTGACGATATTGCCCAGCTTCACGCCGCGCTTCGGCTTTACCTTCGGCGGGGTGAGGCGGATGCCGATCTTCGCGCCCGCCAGCTCGCCCGAGCGTTTACCCTTGGCGACATCATCCTTGCCGCCAGCCTCCCACCATGCCTTGAGGCCAGCGAAAAGCGGCTGGGCCTCGTCATCGAGTGCCCGCAGCTGAAGATCGCGCTGAAGTTCGATCGCGTCGATCTTGGCCGCAGCGCCTAGGCGCTTCATGATCTTCTCGCGCTCGATCTGGACGAACCGGCCGAGCATCTCGGTCGCTTCGGCCGTGGTGGTGGGAGCCGGTGCGGCTTCCTGCTTGCGGCGCGCCATTATTCGGCCTCCTCGTGCGCGTCTTCGGCGTCGGGCGCGAACGGCCATGCATCGCCGTCCATGTCCAGGTTGCGGAGCGCTTCGCGGTACTGCCGCCATTCGGCCTGCACGATCGAACCGAGCGGGCTGTCGGGCAGCTGGGTCCAGTCGCTTGCAGCCAGCAACCGGTCACGCTTGCGGCGGCGGGCGGTGCGGTGTTCCTCTGGGCTGAGCGTGTTCGGAACCGCCACCGGCTTGCCGCCGCGCAGCACGATTCGCGCGCCGCCCTGCTGGGCGGTCATCAGCGCCTCGAACTGGCCGGAGCTGATCGGCGCGGCTGCGGTGGGGATGCGGCACGCCGGGTTGTCGATCATCACTGGGCGCTTGCCCGCCTTCTTCTCGGCAGCGGTCTGCTCGGCCGGGATCTGGCGTTGGCCATCGATCGCCTCATGGTAAAAGCGCACGCTGCCGTCCTGCGGGTGCGCGTCGAAGAAAATGCCCATCATGAAACTCCCATGGCGATGATGTTGATCGGAACGCTGGTGTCGATCGCGTTATGGACCGAGACGGTGTTGGTGCCGGTGCCGTTGACGTGCGGCGGATTGTCCTGGGCATTGTTGTCGGTAATCCCGCCCGAACAGACCGCGCGGCATGGAGCCGAGAAGGTCACCGGCAGGGTCACCACGGTCGTGGCGTTGGCGCCTGCGGTGGCGGTGAAGCCGACGATCCGGCCCGGCCCGATCTGACAGATGATCGCGCCGCCCACGGTGCTCCAGCTGATCAGGCCCGCAAGACTGGCAGGCGTCACCACCACATCATTGCGCACCTGCGCCGCTGCCTCGGCGATCGTCGCCGCGATCAGGCTGATGGTGCGGTTGGCGGCAAGATCGCCGCCGCCTGTCAGCAGCCCGCCCGCCACGCTGATCAACCGCGTTGTCGGCACCGCGCCGCTGCCATCGCCCACCACGCCCGCGATCAGCGTGGTGATGGCATCATAAATCTGGGTGTTCACCTCATCATCGGGCTCAATATTGGCCTGCTCGATGATGTAAATCAGCTCATCCTGAAGCGCGTTGAACCACTTGGCGAGCACCTGCGTGGCCTGCTGGCCGATCGCGGGGTTGCCGTCGCTGAAGCGGCCGTCGATTGATCCGGGGGTGTCAATCCGATGCATGATGCAGTCTCCTCATTCGGTAAGGTCGATCCAGAAATCGGGTTCGGGCTCGATGTGGTAGGCAAAGTTGACCGTGGTGTGCGCGGGCGCGGCGCGGCGGATGACGCATTCGATGTCGAACGCACCGAACCCGCGCAGGCGCTCGCCCATGCGGCTGCCCATGCGGAAGACCGAGATGGTCTCGGAAAAGTCGATAGTCCCGTCGGGCGGCAGCACGCGCACGGTCCATGCATGCGCCCATGCGTCACCGCCGATCCGCTCGCGCAGGCGCGATCCCATGCGGAACGGGCGGTGCTCTTCGATCTCGATCTCGTAACCGATCCGCGCGGCCAACTCGATGAAGTCAGCCTTCGATTGCCCGCCGATCCCGGTCAGCTTCTGCAGCAGCGCAAACTGCCGTTCGCTCACATTGTCCGGCTGGCCGGTGCAGGCATCGGGCAGGCCCGCGACACGCTCCCAATCGGTCAGCGTCTCCAGCGCGGTGCGGGGATCGGCTTCGTCCAGCAGATCGAGCGCGCGCAGATCGACCCGCGCGAACTCGGCCGCCAGCGCCTCCAGCAGGAGCGCGAAGGTGCCATCGGGTGCAAACTCCCACGCCGCGCCGCGCGGCAGCAGCTGGCGCAGCACCTGCGCGTGATCCGCTTCGCTGCGGGCAATGATCGCCGCGCCAGCCATCAGATAAACGTGACCTCGCCCAGCGCTGCAATGTGGCCCGGTGGCGGGGTGACATCGGCATCGGGCAGTTCGAGCGTGTGGCTGAATTCGCCGCCCGCCAGACTGATCGTCTCCGACAGGCGGCTGCGGAAGATCGTGCCGCCTGGCTGGGCGTCGCGGGCAAGGAAGTCGGCCAGCTCGGCCGTGACGGCATCGCGTACCGCAGGCGTGTTCGGGGCGACGCGCAGCACGATATCGATGGGCGACGGCGTCGGCGCGAACACCACCACCTGCGCGGTCACCGGGCGCAGGATGTCGAGCGCGGCCTGCACTGCCTCGATATCGGCCAGCAGCGGGATGATGTCCTCGCGCTGATCCATCACGAATGTCACGCCGACGGTGCCCGCGCCCATCCAGCCCGGAAACACCCATGCGCGGGTCACGCCTGGCTGCATCAGCGCCCATGCGCGATAATCATTGGCCGAACCGCCCTGCGGCGGGGTGCGGATGCGATCGAGCAGGCGAGCGAGCAGGCTGGCATCGTCCTCCTCCAGCGCGCCGCGCGTGCCCGCTGCCGTCACGGTGATCTGAGCATTCACGCCCAGAACCGCGCTCGACAGGGTGAGCACGGTGCTCACTGTCAGATCGCCGCCTGGGCCAGACTCGACCGCCTCCAGCGCCAGCACGGCACTGCCGCCTGCGATGGTGGCCGGTTCGGTCACGGCAAAGGTCTGCCCGTCGATCCGCTGCGCCTGTGTCCCGGCCGGGATCGTGGTGCCGTTGACGCCGGTGGCGGTGGCGGTGGCCGTCGCCGCGACCGCCGCCTTGCGCCGGATGCCCCATGTCGAGGCATGGCGGGCGAGGAAATCGCCCTCGGCCGTGTCGGGGAAGATCTGGCGGGCGAGGAAATCGAGATAGCCGTAAACGCCCGACACCGCGCCGCCGTGCATCCGCGCCAGCACGTCCAGCACCGAATGGCGCAGCGCGCTGTCCGCGCCGGGCAGGCGGGTCTCGATATCGCCGCGATTGCGGGCGATCAGATCGCTCAGGGTCGGACGGTTGAAGGGCATCAGGCGGGCTCCGGCGAAATGGCGGTGATGGTGGAGGTGCTGGCTTCCCAGGTGAAATCGTGGCGCTGGCGGTTCGGCCCGCCGGGACGGTCGATCTCGACGGCGATGGCCATCAGGTCCGGGACGCCTTGCTGGCCTACCGCTGCGCTGCTTGAGGCCGAGTGCTGGCCGGTGCGCGTCTGCGCCATCACGACCACGCGCACGGCGGATGCGATCCCGTCGCGCACCAGCCATGCCAGCGCTTCCTCGCAGGCCTGCTGCGCCTGCGCCTGCACTCGCGCGGTGATCTTGGACCGGGACAGCAGCCACAGCAGCGATCCGATCCGGTTCACATCGCGCGCCGTGCCCGCATCGGGCCGGGCTTCGCGGGCAAAGGCATCGCCCCACCAACCGCGCCGATCGCTGCCCGCCTCGGGCAGTTCCTCATCATCGGCGGCGCGGGCATCGCTAAACAGCGAGATCAGGATCGCGGTACGCATCCCAGCATCGGTGGCGAGCTGCCCGTTGCCGAGCAGCAGATCGGCCGCCAGCGCATCGGCGTTCCAGACGAGGGCGAGATCGGTCATGCCGCGCGCACCTTGTCGCTGCCGGTGATGATCTTGCCGGTCATCAGATCCACATCATCGCCGATCCGCGCGACCTTCTGCCCGCCGTTTTCGCCCAGATTGATGTTGTTCGACTGGATCAGCACATTCGGAGCCTCGACCCGCACCTCGGACGCGCCGATGACATCGATGCGCTCCCGGCCGAGCTTGATCACATTGCCCAGATCATCGAACAGCGCGACCTCGCCGTCCTCCAGCCCGGCGAGCCGGTACCGGCGATCCTCGACCGCCAGCACCACGCCGTGGCTGCGGAGGCCGCCTGCAAACACCACCAGCGCCTCAGACCCGGCGTGTGGCACCGATGTGAAGCCGTAATTCTGGAACCGCTCGACCGCATCCTGGCTTTCATCGGCCAGCAGCTCGATCTGCACTTCCTGCGCGGCGCGCGCGTCGTCGACCAGGCGCACGATCGCGCGCGCCACCATCCCACGCACGCGGCCTTCCAGCCCGCTCAGCATCTCGCGCGCAGGGCCAATCATGCGCGGGGCTCCGGTTCGGCGAGCTGCGTCCATGCCTCGGGCGGGACGAGGTCGAAACTGGTGACGGTGCCGCCTTCGGCGTCGCGGCTGAAGCGCAGCCGCTCGATCAGCAGCGATCCGGAGATCCCGGCGCTGGGCACATCGCAATCCGCGCGCATGCCGTGGGCGAAGGGCTCGCCATTGGCCATCAGCCAGCCCGGCACGGTGATCTGCGCCTGCTGCGACCGGCCCGATCGCACGGCGGCTTCCCACGCGGCGCGGCGGGCGAGCGATGCGGGATCGGATTGTTCTTCGCCCACGATCAGCAGCGGGCGGTACCGGGCGATCGCCGGATCGCGCGCCTCGCCGCGCACCTGTGCCACCGCTGCGCCGCTGCGCTGGTCGCTACCCGCCGCCTGCCCTTTGACGATGTATTCGGAAAACCGGTCAGCAACGGTGCGGCTGAGATTGGCGAAGATCACGTTCTCGCCCTCGGCCAGACGCCCGATGCTCTGCCCGCTGTCAGGGTTGCCGATCCGCAGCACGCCGTCCCCGGCTGACCAGGCGACAAGGCCGCGATACCGGCACATCCGCTCGATCGCGGCGAACACGGTCTCGCCCTGCTGCAGCGCGAACTTGGTGAAGGGCGCGCCGGTGTCACCCGACAGCGTGATCGTGATGCCGAACGGCTGGACCAGCTCGCCTGCTATCTGTTCGAGCCTGCGGCCCTTCCAGCTGCCCGGCTTGTGGACCGCCGAACAATCGACAAGGTCGGCGGTGCGATCGCGGCCGCGCACATCGATCCCGCGCTCTTCCGGGCCGAGCACGCGCGTGAAGCTGTCGATGTATCCGGTGATCAGCGGCTTGCCTGCCAGCAGCACCCGGCATTCGGCCCCTTCGCGGATCGGCCAATCCTCGGCCCCGGTGCGTTCCTTCGACGCCAGGCGCAGGGCGAAGGTGCCGGTCATCTGGTCGATACCGCGCTCGATATCGACCGTGGTCCAGCCCGAATAGGCCATGCCATCGACGACCAGCTCGACATTGTGATCGGGCAGCGTCGTCATGCTGCCAGCACCCCTGTTTCGGGCGTACTGGTCAGCAGCTCGATATCGATCCCGGCGGGCACGAAGCTGGGATGGGAAATCCCGTTGCGCGCCACCACGGCGGCAGCGCGGGCTTCGAGGGTCAACGGCACGCGGGCGCGGCGGTCCGCCTCGCCGCCGTAAAGCCGATGGGCCAGCACCAGCGCGGGCTCGCTGGCCGACAGCCTCAGCTGGTAAACCCGCGCAAGGCTCGCCCCGCGCGAAGCAATATCGCGGGCGAGCGCGCGGCGCAGATCATCGAAGGTGCAGGCCCCGTCATCATCGCCGCGATCGGCAGCGGCCAGTGCGAGCGCATCGAGCCGGTCGGCAATGCTGTCGCGCGCCGCGATCGCCTCGTCATAACTCGGATAATCGATCACGCCTGCTGTGCGCACCAGCTCGGCCGCGCTGACGACGCGGAACAGGTGGGCGAGCGCGGTGCGGTTTGCCTCCTCCAGCGCGCGCTGCGGAGTGCGCACCGGAAACTCCATTTCGGGCGGCTGCCAATCGACCAGCATCTCCAGCGATTGCAGCCGGGTCCGCCGTCCGCCGCCCGACAGGGCCGAGACCGCGAGCACCAGCCCGGTGATCGACTGGCCGAGCCGAAGGGGCGCACGCAGGAGCGTGGTGATATTGGCGGGCAGGAAGTTGAGCCCGGCCTCGAACGCGCGCAGCGCCGGTCCGACCCCGCCGCGCAGGCCAGCGGCCAGCTGGGCGATCTCGCCCATGCCGCGCACCACCTGATCGGCGGCATCCTCGACAAAGCTGGCGGCTTCATCGATCGAGAATTCGGCGGCGAAGCGTTCGGGCGCGGCGGCGATCGCGGCGTCGGCCGCACGTTCGCTGTCGTTGCCGATCGCGGTGACAGCGGGCGCGGCGACGGCCTGACCGGCTTCGCCAAAAGTGATCGTGAAGCGGGCGATCCCGCCTTCCTCGGTGCTGTGGCTGCACGAATATTCGAACACCACCACCATCATCCGCCCGTATTGCGGGTGGACCAGCAGGCCCGGCCCGGCAGCCTCGATCGCGGTCAGCAGCGCCTCGCGCTGGGCGAGGACATCCGCGCCGATCACGTGGCAATCGATGGTGAAGGTCTTCGCCCGCGCGCCGAGGTCTTCGGTCACCGGATCGTCGCGGCCGGGGAATTCGTGGCTGACCACGCGCCGCCCGCCACTTCGTTCATCACCCTCGGTGCGGAAGGTTGCCCCGCGAAAGCTGCCCTGCTGGTACTGGTCCCGCCACGTCATGCCGCGTTCCTCATCGTGCGGCCGGTGCGCACTTCCATGGGGACCGATGAACCTTGGGCAGTAACCGATGCGGTTCTAGCGAACATGCTTGGAGGGGCGACAATCTCGACAACGGCCTTGCCTCCCACAGTCATCGAACCACCCGAGCTGCTTGTGAAATTGCTGGACAGCTTGCGGGCGGCGGGCGCCTTCGGAGCAGGCGGCGGTGCGTCCTTGAACCGGAAGATGCCGCTCCATGGGTCGGACTTTCGCTCTGGGAGTTCGCGTTTGTCCTTTCGGACCAAAACCCCGTCATTGGTCGCGATGTCCCTGGCAAGCACGGTTGCTTTTCCGAGCAACTCGATCATCTTAACGAGTGCTTCGACACCGGTTGCAAGACCACGGCCGACCGCTTCCCAATCTGTCTTCATGACGAACCTCTCGGCCCACTCGAAGGCCTTTATGAGGTTGTCTGAGATATTCTTGGACCACTCTTCGAGCTTGCCGTTGGCCGCCATCTCATTGACAAAGTCGAGGACCTTCTGGAGTCTGTTCTTGATCCAGTCGAAGACGCCAGCATTGGAGATCATCAGAAGGAATTCGGTCCACATG